CCCGTATGTCTACGCCTATTTATCCGATTATGGATAATCTATTCATGGATACGCATTTCTTTGCGGTTCCAATGCGTTTGCTCTATACGAATTTTGTGAAAATGATGGGTGAGCAGGACAATCCAGGTGATTCGATTGATTATCAGATTCCAGTAATGGATGTAACCTCCCCTCCCCTTTCAACAACGGGTTGGCAAGAAGAAAGCCTGGCTGATTATTTCGGTATTCCAACAGAGGTTGCAGGCCTTGAACATTCTTCTATGTTCCATCGTGCTTATAACAAAATATGGAATGACTGGTTCCGGGATGAGAATCTACAAGATAGTGTAGTGGTTGATACGGATGCCGGACCTGATGATCCGGCTGACTATGTATTGTTAAAACGTGGTAAGCGAAGGGATTATTTTACGAGCTGTCTTCCCTGGCCTCAGAAAGGTGATTCTATCGAGTTGCCACTGGGTACGAGTGCGCCAATAGTACACGATATTGTTGGTGCTGGTACTGATGTTGGAGTTTATAGCACTGATGTATCAGGCTATAGAAAAATGACAGCTAATACAGCTTATGCACAGAGTTCTACAGCTGCTAGCACTGAGGCTAATTCTTTGTACGCTGATTTATCAACGGCGACTGCCGCAACGATTAACCAGCTGCGCCAGAGTTTTCAGATTCAGCGTTTGTTAGAGCGTGATGCTAGAGCTGGTACAAGGTATGTTGAGTTAATTAAAAGTCACTTTGGTGTCATTTCTCCAGATTTTCGTCTTCAGCGTAGTGAATATCTTGGAGGCGGTTCTCAACCGGTTAATATTAATCCTGTTATAGCAACGACGGGTATTGCTGCTACTGAGGATTTAGGTACTACAGGTGCTTATTCAACAACGACGATTAGACAGAATGGTTTTTCTAAGTCGTTTACAGAGCATATGATAATTATTGGCTTGTGCAGTGTTAGAGCTGATCTTACATATCAACAGGGTTTGAACCGGATGTTTTCACGGTCAACCCGTTATGATTTCTATTGGCCGAGCCTCTCAAAATTAGGCGAGCAAGCCGTATTAAATAAAGAAATCTATTCTGATGCTTCGGCTAATGATGAGCTTGTCTTTGGATACCAGGAACGATATGGTGAATATCGATATAAACCATCTATAATTACTGGATACTTCCGTTCAGGTTCAGGTGCGCCTTTGGACTCATGGCATCTTAGTCAGGAATTTGGTTCATTACCGGCGCTTAATTCTACGTTTATTGAGGAGGATCCTCCTATGGACAGAATATTGGCGGTTACAACAGAACCGCATTTTATATTCGACTCGTTTATTAAGTTAACCTGCGCCAGGCCAATGCCGTTGTATGGCATTCCCGGCATGATTGACCATTTCTAATGGGCTGGGGAGCAGCTATTGCCGGTGCTGTTCAAGCCGCCGGCAGTATATTCGGAGCTAATAAGTCTGCGGAAGCAGTCTCTAGTGCTGCCAAGGTATCTAAACAATCTGCGAGGGAGCAAATGGCATTCCAGGAGAGAATGTCTAATACAGCACATCAACGGGAAATAAAAGACCTGTATGCAGCAGGTCTTAATCCTATTCTTTCAGCTAAGTATGGTGGTGCATCAACTCCATCAGGTGCGGGATATCAGCAAGGTATCCCGGATGTTACTGGTTATGGTAATGCAGGTAGTTCAGCTGCTAATGTTGCATCTAATGTTCTGCAAATGAAAAATCTCGCAAACCAGGGTAGAGTAATCGAGCGTGAGGCGGATGTTGCAGACATGGATAAGGATTTGTATGCAAAATTTCCCGAATTAAGAGCTTTAGAAAAGCTCAAGGGAATGAATCCCACTGCTTTGGTTGCTGCTGCTTTGTATAATATTGGAAAAAAGGATTTGACTGCTAATGGTAATAGTGCAAAACAACAGGATAAGGAATCTATAAAACCATTGGAAATATTAATAGATCGTGATGCCAGGTCTAAAAAAGGTATTTCCGAAAAAGAAATGCGCGAGATGGATAGCCAGATACGGTATCAGCTTCGCGATAAACTAAATGATATTTGGCCAGGAGGTGTACAGTAATGTTTGCACGTGGTGAAAGCTATGATCGGTCAACCAGGCCGATTCTAAATACTGGTGAAGGACTCACTAAGCAATCTATGCGCGATGAGTGTGATATTAATGTGATAATGAAAAAGTATGCTAAAACGGGTTTAACGAACTTTGTTAGTGCCCGTGAAGGTGAATATATGGAAGTTCCTAATATAGACTTCCATGAAGCTATGAATTTAATTACTAAATCAAATGAAATGTTTGCCGACATGCCATCGGAACTTCGAAAGAGGTTCCGGAATGATCCAGGGGAGTTTATGGACTTTGTCCATGATCCAAACAACCTGGAGGAGATGTACTCTCTAGGGTTAGCGCAGCGTCCCCCTGAGGAGGCTCCTCCCGTAGTTGTTGAGGGTGAAACACCTATTACTCCACCTGGAGACCAAACGCCGTGAGGCGTATGTTGGAGGCGTGCCGACTCTCTAGAGTCGGCTTTAGCCTCGGCAAACGGCGGCGCCCTCGCCGCCTACACAGTTTCTACTTGATGTAACTGTGTGGACTGACACCCCCCGGGTGTTCAGTCTAAAAAAAAGAAAAAAAGAGTTGACTTTTAAAAGTCTAAACTCTATAATAGAATCTCAATTAATCAAGTGGAGATTCTAGAAATGAAATATTTGGTTATGAAGTCTGGTCACAGGTTTGTATTAATTAACGAAGATGGTACTTTTAACCTGGTGAAGTCGATCAATGATTGTTCGAAGTGGCCTGTTGAGTTCCAGGACTATGTTGAGGAAGGAATGGATCGGATTCGGGAGTCTGGGATTAGTTTAAGAGTTCATGTAATTGAGGATAAATCATGATTACTCGTATTGAAAAAAACCGGTTTTTTCACTATGTGTTCATGATGCATCCCCAGTTTGCTTATTGGTCTAGAATGAAAACTATCGTATGGAGGAAGAAATGAGATATCGTAAACGTATGAGTCGCCGTAGTAGTAAAAGGTCATTCCGTCGTGGTGCTAAACGCGTACACAAGCGGAATTTTCGGATGTTCTCACAACGTGGAGGAATTCGTCTTTGAATGCCCTGCTATCATCCAATAACGGCCTATCGTGCCAGGTCAGTTAATGATTCTGGTAAACGTTCGTTAGTCTTTAACAAAAAGGACGGATTTATTGATCGTCCTGTGGAGGTACCATGTGGTCAGTGTGTTGGTTGCCGGCTAGAGCGTTCCCGCCAGTGGGCGGTAAGGTGCATGTGTGAAGCTCAACTTCATGCTGAAAATTCTTTCATTACTCTTACATATTCTCCGGAGCATTTGCCGGAGGACTGGGGATTGTGTAAGGAAGATTTCCAAAAATTCATGAAGCGGTTAAGGAAAAAATTAGATGGTAAAAAAGTACGATACTACCATTGTGGAGAATACGGAGAAAAAAACCTTAGACCCCACTACCACGCAATCCTCTTCGGTGTGGATTTTGCTGATAAGACACTCTTTAGCAGCAACAATGGCAATCCTATCTATACTTCTGATTTCCTTGATAGCTGCTGGCGCCGTGGCTTTGCTAGTATTGGTAATGTAACGTTTGAGTCTGCGGCATATGTTGCCCGCTATGTTATGAAAAAGGTGACGAACAATGAGAATATACCAGGCGCTCAAAAGAAGTTTATCGAGACTTATTCCCGCACAGACCCGGAAACGGGCGAGTACTATCAGGTACAACCGGAATATACAACCATGTCTCGGCGACCTGGAATTGGTAAGGACTGGTACGAAAAATATAATAGTGATGCGTACCCCTCGGACTTTATTGTTCAGCGAGGACTTAAAGTTCAACCTCCTCGGTACTTCGATAATTTATACGAAATACATAACGAAGAAGGTCTAAAGAAGATAAAACAAGGTAGGCGAAAAAGAGCGTTAAAGCGTAAAGATGATAATACAACCGAAAGGTTACGGGTACGTGAAAATGTCAAACTGGCATCAATTAAACAACTTAAACGACCATTAGACGGAGATTAAAAAATGTTATTAAAAGTGTTTTCTATATGTGATTCATGTGCAGAAGTTTATAATACTCCTTTCTTTATGCTGACCAGGGCGGAAGCTATACGTGCCTTTCAAAACCTCGCGATGGATGCGTCTAGTAATATTTCTCAAAATCCAAAAGATTACAATCTCTATTATCTGGGCACATATGATAATATCACTGCGACGTTTACAGTCGATGGTAAGCCGGAAGATTTAGGCTGTGCCGATTTGTTTCTTAAAGAAGATAATGTGGTAGAACTGGAGCAGGCACAATGAAAAGTGTAATGACAAATCAGTTTTCTAAGACACCCAATGTAACTATACCGCGGTCTAAGTTTCGACGCGATCATGGCCATAAGACTACGTTTGATGCAGGTTATTTGGTACCTATATATGTGGATGAAGCTTTACCAGGCGATACCTTTAACCTGTCTGTAACGGGCTTTGCCCGTATGTCTACGCCTATTTATCCGATTATGGATAATCTATTCATGGATACGCATTTCTTTGCGGTTCCAATGCGTTTGCTCTATACGAATTTTGTGA